ACTTGAAGTTAGCACCTTGCCAGAAGTCAAACGGATCAATTGCTTCCTCATCCTCAAACTCAGGTTGCATTGCTGCAGTTAGTTTGTCAAAGATTTTCTTGCCATACTTGTACAAGAATACCTGTCCTTCATTCTCAGGATTTGATGGATCCTTTACAACATAAATGTTACTGATATAAGTAAGTTTACGCTTTTGCTTACGTGCAGTTTCCTTACCAGAATCTGTGCCGTTGTTCCAAAGAGTAGTATTAAACTCAGAAACAGGATCCTTCTGACCTAAAGTAGTCAGAGAATTCTCTATATACCAACCACCAGGGCCTTGAAAGGCATGGGAGTATAGTTTTACGAATGGTAGATCCTCACCTTCAGGAGGTGGAAGAAAACGTATGACGGCATATCCATTGCCACTCTTGTCTACGTCTAATTTCCATAAGCGGTCATCACTATTACCGCCAGTGTTATTCATTTTTTCGACTTCTTTAACCAGTTTAGCGGTTAATGAGCCAAGCTTTGATTGCTTTTTTAAGTCTGCGAAAGACATTCGGATTACCTCGGATTAATTTGGATTCGTTGGATGTTTAGATTATAACAGATAATTGGTTGTTAGTCAACAATTTTCTCTCTCAATTTTTTAATTGTTTGAGCCATGGTACTGAATAGCATCCTTATATCAGTGTCTACTGGGAAACCCATCATTTTCACTGAATCTTGTAAATGCTCTTTCATTTTGATTGCTTCTGGATCATCTGATAAAGATAATCTAGTATACATCAATTGTTGTTTTTCTAACAATTCTTCCAATTTTATAACATGTTCCTTTTGTTGGTCAAATGGTAATGATTGGAAAGATAATATACTTCCATAAACTTCTTGCTGTAATCTATTAATTTCGTCCAGTTGTTCACGGACGATTTCAGAGTCAAAAAATTCACTCATTTACCAATTCCCTCAAGATTTTTTTATAGTGGAACACATTAATATTTATGAATGGAGTATACTTCTTTATCTTTAAACTAACGGTTTCCCATACAGGATCCTTTAATTTCTTATCAAAGTTTTTTACGAAAGAAAAGACTTTTTCCAGTATGGTAAGCGTTTCTAGCGAGATCTCTCCACCCAGATACCCTTTTAGCAACGGGGGATGCTGTCCCTTCGAGCAATTGAACAGCTCTTCTAAGTCGTTCTCTGAGAGTAATTTCTCGGACTGCTCCTTGAAAATATAAGTCAAACTCTGTCTCCGTCTCATCCACTCTGCGTAGGTTCTTTCGCCACTGTTGATTATCTCTCCGATCCATAGATTTTGGGGGGTGTCTGTGTTTACAAAATTTGATAAAAGAAAATTTAATATTTCTTCATCAGAATACTTTCTAGATGTTTTCTCAAACCAATATTTATCCTTCCTTTTATTAAAAGAACTCATAGTAGCACGAGATTTACCTCCATACTTAAAAAAGTCATATTTACGATTCGTAAAATGACTCTTCATAGAGAGATATGTTTGATAGGTTTCAAAAGGAGTCACTTTCATTTAGATTTGTCTTTACTACCAAAAAAGCTAGTGATAGCATATCGACCATAACCATCATAATAATCAGAATCTTCGATTTTCACTTTTGAGACTCCATGTTCAACCCATCCTGGAAATATAATAATCGAATTATTCTCACATGTCAACTCATAATCATACTTTGGAAATATTAATTCTCCACCACTGAATTTCTTTGGTTCTTTATAGAAATATGAAAATGCTAAAAATTGAACTGTTCTATCAGTATGTGCCCCATAATATTCATTATTATGATAATACCTCACTTTAGTAATATCAAAATTAGATTCTTTAGCTATACAACAACAATCATGAATCTCAGAAAATACCTTAAGTACATCACTTGTAAATATTTTTCTAGTGACAGTAAGAATATTTGATAAATGCCTATAATTAGGAGAATCTGGACTATTACTATAAACTTTATCTAACCAAAGTGCCTTTGAATTAGTTCTATCAACAACTCCACCAAAATCTTTTGCTTCAAGAAGTTTACCTGGTTTAGTATAAAACTTGAGTTCTTCCCAGATTAATTCAAGTTCCTCCCTATCATAAAAATTCTTTACAATTAAATGCGGAAATGGTTTTTCAAAAATAAATCCTTCAAGTCTCTTCATCATCCATTTCCTCTTCACTCTCAAGCTCAGTAATAGCATCAACAGGAACTTCTGCTCCTCCTATACGATACCAAGGAACATCATTACCTGTTTTATAGCTAGGACGATCACCAAGATATTCAAGATCAGGAAAACTATGCTCACGTATTATCGCTTGAAGACGATAATGCATTAATTCAGTCTTGGTAGGCATTATAAAGGAAGTTTTGCTCTAGATGTTTTTTTCATGAAGTTGAGTTCTTGTGCATCATACTTCAATTTTTCTTTTAATGGTTTTGAAACAAGTTTTGTTACTGATTCTATTTCAATACTATTAGATTCACAATAATGAATAATAGCATCGATATAATTTAATTCCTCTTGAGAAACAATTTTTTCAATCTCAAGAGCAAACTTCTGAGGTGTTATAAATTTGCTCTCAATCGCCTGTTCTAATTCTTTAGTTGGTTCCATAGAGCTCCAATTTATCTTGAACAAATTTTCTAATGTATTTGTCGAGAAGTTTGATGTACTTTGCTTTGTCAGTTTCTTCATAAACGACGCATTCTCCATTTTCACATGCCATTATAATGACTAATTTTTTGACAGTAATACCTGTCAGTTCATATAGCATACAACCGTATGCCATTGCTTGAACAAAATAATGTTCAATCCACTCTCGTGGCTTAGGTTTCTTAGATGTTTTAAAATCTATTATTGCCAGATCACCTTTATATTCTGCAATACAATCAACTGTTCCTGCAATACCCAATTGCCTACTATATAGTGCTCCCTCTAAAGAATGAATGTTATCAATCTTATTAAGTTCACCCTTAGCAATCTTGAACAAAAAATCTGAAATAGGTGGAACTTTAGGTAGTTCCTCATCATTCTTTAAATAATGTTCAGTAAGAGTATGCATATCAGTTCCACGTCGGGTTGCAGCCTTCGTGATCTTATCTGCTGTCTCATTACCAACTCTTTTTCTCCAATTAATAAAGATTTCCTTATTAAAATGACTAGTTACCGATGTAATAGACACTAGTTTAACTAGATCGTCCACATCAGGAATAGAGTAATAACGAACACCATCTATAGTCTCTCTTTCAAGAGGTTTAAGATTCAAATCAACATGATTAAACATTAAAGTCCCAACTGCATCTTTGCAATAATATATTCTTTAACAAGACCAGATCTAATAATATCATTGATTCCAAATTCAATAAGATCAAAAGATGGCATTGTTCTAAGAACTTTCATGAAATCGACAATTCCATTTCTTTCATTAGTTTTTTGTAAATCTGTTTGAGTAGCATCACCACAGAAACAAATTCTACTATTTTCACCAATCCTTGTTATTATACTATCAAGTTCGTGAAAATTCAAGTTTTGGTATTCATCAACGATAACAATTGAATTATCAAGAGTAGTTCCTCGTAAAAATGAAGTGCTCCAGAACTTAATTGTATCCTGTGCTTTAAGATTACCATAAAGCATCTCAAAATCAGCATCAGAAGCCATTTGGAACATATATTTTACCATATGTTTGTAAGGGATCTGATAAAGTGTGGACTTGTCTTCATGATCACCAGGAAGAAACCCAATTTCACGGGTAGCAACAAGAGACCTAACGAGATATATTTTTTCGTAAGGAGTTTCTGGGTCCAAGACATCTTTAAGTGCGTTGTATAGTGTAACAAAAGTCTTACCTGTTCCTGCACAACCATAGGCAACAATATGCTTTCCTTCAGAATATGAAGTATACAATCGCTTTTGGTTATCTGTAATAGGACTAATTTCTACCAAATAATTAGAACCAAGAGGTTTTCGCCTTTTTGCCTGTTTAGTAGTTAATCCAACCCCAATTGGTTGTTCGGTTGTTGCTTTCTTCTTTCGTGGCATGTTTATATCGGTGTTATCCGTGATCCAGGTGCTTTACTGGCTTTTCTCAAAACATCATTCCATCCAGGATTTCTCTGAACTA